GAACTAGAAGCCACAGTAACAGAACCAACTGGTCCTCCAAATGATGGCCAAGTATGGCTTGATACAACGTCGACTGCCTGGGGTATTTTTGAAGCAGATAGTGATGGTGCGTGGGTTAGTAGAACACCGGCAGTATTAACAGCGGCAGAAATAACCGGAGTAGGTGCTCTTGCAGTTCCAAATGATGCTATAGCAACAGTAACAGCATTAACAGTTGATTCATATGCAATCGTAACACTTGATTCCGCTGGAACAAGTTTAGCTGGATTTAGATACTATAAAAAGACAGCCGCAAGTACATGGACTGAAATTGTTGAAGCTGATTTACAAGGATTAGCCGGAAATTATGCGGCAACTAATGTTTACGTACAACCTCATACAAGTGTACCAGCTGGTGCTCGATATGATGTTTGGGTTAAAACATCTTCAGCAAATGCAGGAATGAATGTTGTTTTTAAAGAGTATAGTTCAACTACAGCAGGATGGACAACATTAACAACTCCTGTTTTAGATACAGATACACAAGCAAATTCACCAGGACGTTTTGGAGTAGGAACTCTTGCATACGGAACCGCAGTAATTACAGCAGGCGATATTGCTAGTATTACAATTGATGATGCAGGTACAGGTTATAGTGCAAGTGATTTACCAACCGTTGTATTGAATGGTGCTACTAATAGAACCGCAACCCCAACTGTTGATTCTAGTGGTAAACTTACTGCTATTACATTAGGTGGAACAGCAGATACTGGATTAGTACAAGGTGATGTAGTAGTTGCAATCCGTGGAGGAGCAACACCAGCCGCAGGTAGTGTATATGTTGATGCTACTGTTTCGGCTGTAGCCGGCGATACTTCAATGGTAGTTAAATCTGCTGATGGAGCAGGAGCGTGGGCATCAATTACGCCTGGTACTGCAACTGGTAATTTACAAAACAGTCCACTTGCTTTAACAGGTACTACACTAGACAACACATTATGGTATGATAGCACATTATCAACTACCTCAATTGATGTATATCGTAAAGCAACAGGCATGTGGGTGCCAAAAACATTAAGCGGAGTTGGTACAGCGACACCAACTGCTCCAAGTAATGGTGACATATGGGTTGATACAACAACCGCACCACAACTTGTGTTTAAAGTTTATAATTCTAGTACAAGTTTATGGGTAGCTCATGATAGTGCTGATCAAACAACACCATCAGGTATTGTATTTGGTGATATAACTGAAACAGCAGATGATTCGACTAATGGTGCTACAGGAGCAACATTGTTAACAGGTGCTCCAAATCCAGCATTATATCCGGACGGAATGCTCGCAGTGAACTTATGTCGTACTTCTTATACTGTTAAAAAGTATGATAGTGCATTGACAACTACTTGGAAATGGCGTTCAGAAAGCGGAACAGGCGCAGATGGATCGGCATGTTTTGGTAGATATGCTCAAAGAAAAGTTGTTATTACTGCAATGCAAGCCGCATTAACAAGCGATGATTTAAGAGCAGAATCGTTAAGTTTTAACTTAATTGCCGCACCAGGATATACTGAATGTGCTGATGAAATGTATACGTTAGCCGGAGACAGAAAAGATACAGCATTTGTTGTTGTTGACACACCGCTTAGACTTGCAAATACCGGAACAGCAGTTAGTACATGGATTGATGGTACTGATGCTGTAGAAAATGGCGAAAAGGGATTAGTAAGTCCTAAAAATGATAAAATGGCAACTTGGTATCCAGGTGGAGCATTAACAACAAATACAGATGGTTATACAGTTGCTCAGCCTATTAGCCATGTTATTTTAAGACAACTTGCATACAATGATCAGGTTGCTTACCCTTGGTTTGCACCAGCAGGTATTGCAAGAGGGTCAGTATTAAATGCTACAAATATTGGGTATTTGAATAGCGAATCAGAATTTACACCTGTTGCATTATCAGCAGGTATGCGAGACACTTTATATAATAAAAAAGTTAATCCTGTAGCAAACTTTCCTGGAGAAGGACTTGTTGTATGGGGACAAAAAACATTATATGGCGCATCGAGTGCATTAGATAGAATTAATGTATCAAGACTAGTTATATACATGAGAGAACGACTTGATAAAATTGTAAGACCGTTTATTTTTGAACCAAATGATACTTTAACAAGAGCAAATGTTAAAGACATGATCGAAAGATTTGTTGGTGATATTCAAGCAAAACGAGGTATTTACGATTTTGCAGTTGTGTGTGATAAAAGTAATAATACACCTACAAGAATTGATAAGAATGAGCTTTGGATTGATATTGCAATAGAACCTTCAAAATCAGCAGAATTCATTTATATTCCTGTAAGAATACTGAACACTGGATCCTTAGCAGGTACTAGTTAATAAATATATGAAATGACGCACCGGTCCGTTGACCGGAGCATCAACTAGGAGGGTACCGGCTCGCGTTGGAACCCTCCTTTCATACAACCCCCGGTTGCATTAAATCTCCTAATTCTAATAAATAACATAAAGCATAGATAAACTGCGGAGAATATTCATGGCTGTTTTAAGCAATTTTAAAGTACCTGTTGATGGAACGCAACCTGAAGGTACAACCCTAATGCCAAAGTTGGCGTATAGGTTTAGGGTTACATTTCAAAACTTCGGAGGCAGTAACGCAACCGATAGTTTAATTAGACTTACTAGAAACCTAGTAAGTTGCGGCAGACCCGATATACAACACGATGAAATTGTGTTAGACGTATACAACTCAAAAGTGTATATGGCCGGTAAGCACACATGGCAACCTATTCAGTGTGTAATTAGAGATGATGTAGATGGTAACGTAATTAAAGCAATTGCTTCTCAATTACAAAATCAAATTGATCATGCCGCTCAAAGTGCGCCAATTGCGGGTGTAAATTATAAATTTGGTATGTTTATAGAAACATTAGACGGATCAAATCCAGCGAACGAAGATAGCATTTTAGATTCATGGAATATGAGTGGATGTTTCTTGCAACAAGTTCAATATAGCGAAAGTAATTACGCAAGTGGTACGGAAGTACAGACAGTAACTCTGTCAATCAGATATGATAATGCTGAACAAACAGGTGCGAACGGTGTTGCACTATTAAGTAGAGCGCCATCTAGACTTAATATTGGTGCTACAACCAGTAATTAATTATGGCCTTATATAACCGAGCTGAAAAATTTTTTAGAACTATGGGTTCACCTAGCGACGCTCTAGACGCGGTGCCCAGACAAAAGTTCAAATTCTTCGTTAAGTTTATTGCTAATTCGTCAGGTTCAGGCTCGGAATTAAGTATGGGGTCATTCCCATTAGCAGTATCAGTAGAACTACCTCGTGTTGATTTTGAAACCCAAATAGTAAATCAATATAATAGAAAACGAGTAGTACAAACTGGCTTTAATTATGCGCCGATAAATTTAATATTTTATGATACAGTTGATAAAAGTTTTCAAACATTTTATCAAAAATACTTTTTCTATTATTACAATGATAGAACTAATGCCGATTCGACATTATTAACTAATGATACTCACTTGGACGACCAACAAGGTCATTTTGGTTATAGTCCTCCAGAAGCCTCACAAGATAAAAACTTTTTTAAGCAAATTATAGTTTATAGAGGATGGGATGATAATATGAATAACGAACCGCTAGATCCTATTATTTTATATAATCCTGTAATAAACAGTATCATGCATGATACTTTGACATACACAGAATCACAACCAGTTACTTGGACAATGAGTGTAGTCTTTGAAAATGTAATGTACAAAACAAGAGACAACGACGACGGTGGTCCAGATGATGGCATAAACGTATTCACTGATATATTTGGATTGTAATTGATGCGAAGCACAAGATACCACCAAGGATCGTTTACATGTAAAAATCCAGGAAAGTATTTTGGTAAACATACTCCAAGATACCGAAGTAGCTGGGAACTTGTTTTTATGCGAATGTGTGACGATCATCCTGGTGTAATTGGATGGGCAAGTGAAGGACATTCTATTCCGTATAGAAATCCATTTACAGGCAAACACACAAATTATGTACCTGATTTTCTTATTGTATATCAAAATAAAAAAGGCCAAAAGAAAATGGAAATGGTAGAAATAAAGCCAAGCACTCAATCTAGTATTACTGAAGCAAAATCAAAGAAAGATCAAGCATCGGTTGCATTAAATGCCGCTAAGTGGACAGCCGCTAATGAATGGTGTAAACGTAAAGGAATTACGTTTCGTGTTGTAACTGAAAAAGAAATATTTAATAACTATGGGAAGCGAAAGAGATGACTAAAAAATTAGAAGATTTGTTTGATTTAGCTGATCCTGTAGAAGCAGAAAAGTTCTATAAGACAAGAAAACTAAAAGAAGATAAACC